ATGAATAAAAAAGGAAACTGGTCTCACATCCAAAAGATGAAGGGCCATAAAAGTGGGTTGGAAACTCGCATAGATGAACAACTTCAATCAATTGGTATCGATGGGGAATATGAGCAACATGAGTTTGGATATACTATTCCAGCAACTCATCATACTTATAAACCTGATTTCAAATTACCAAATAATATCTATATAGAATCAAAAGGATGGTTCTTACCCGAAGATAGAAAAAAACATTTACTTATCAAAGAACAAAATCCAGATGTGGATTTACGATTCGTATTACAATCTCCAAATGGTAAAATATACAAAGGTTCTAAAACCACATATGCACAATGGTGTGATAAGAACGGATTCAAATGGGCTAAAAAAGAAATCCCACAAGAATGGATAGATGAAAAAGAAATTAAGAAATTCTTTGGATAATCCAACTATTTTTTGTATATTAGTACCAATATGGAAGAAAGACTACTCTCTTTACTAGAATCAATCTTAGGTAAAGCTAAGAAAACAAGTGGTGATAACTATGCTTTTTTCTCTCCATTTGTAAATCACTACAAACCAAAATTAGAGATAAATATAAAGTTAAACTCTGATGGTAGTAACCCCTGGCATTGTTGGATATCAGATGAGAAAGGTAAATCTATACGTTCACTCTTTAGAAAGTTAAAGGTATCTAAGGATGTATGGGATGAACACAATTCAATATTTAGTAGAAAGTATAGGTATAAGAAAGATGATACCTTAGAAGTTACTAAAATAGTTCAATTACCAAGAGAATATATTCCTCTTTGGAAACCATCTACATCTGTTATACGAAAACATGCACTATCTTATTTAGATAGAAGAAAAGTATCACCTTCAGAGATATTAAAGTATCAAATCGGATACTGTGAAGAGGGGATATATAAACACAAAATAATAGTTCCATCGTATGATGAGAATGGAATGTTAAATTATTTCGTAGGTAGAAGTTTTTATGATACCGCATACAAACATAAGAATCCTGATGTATCCAAAGATGTAGTAGGATTTGAAATGTTTATTAATTGGGATTTACCAATTGTAATATGTGAAGGAGTATTTGATGCAATGGCAGTTAGAATGAATAGTATCCCATTGTTTGGTAAATCACCACAATCGGAACTACAAAAGAAAATATTAGGTAAGGGAGTTAAAAGCGTGTATTTAGCTTAGATTCAGATGCATTTAAGAATTCACTCCGATTCGCAGAATCCCTTATGAACAATGGAGTAAATGTTCACATCGTTGAACTAAAAGATTCAGACCCATCAGATATGGGCTTTAATGATATTAATGAAAAGATAGAAAATACTGAGTTACTTTCACTAAGAAAGTTAATGGAGTATAAGTTATTAGGTGTATGAGAAAATCAAAAAGAATTAAGTATGATGGTACAATCAAAAAGATTTACCACATAGCTGATGTACATATCAGAAATTTAAAAAGGCATAAAGAGTACAGAGAAGTGTTCGAAAACCTATATAAGTACATAAAATCATCCAAAACTGATGATAGCGTTATAGTCTTATGTGGGGATATTGTTCATGCAAAAACGGATATGACACCTGAGGTTATAGAGATGACACAAACATTTCTAAAGAAGTTATCAGATATGTTACCAACTATTTTGATACCTGGTAATCACGATGCCAATCTAAATAATCCAAATAGGTTAGATGCATTATCACCGATAGTAAACGCATTAAATCACCCTAATCTACATTATCTAAAAGATGATGGAGTTTGGAAAATGGGTGGAATTTCCTTTTCACACTCGTCTGTATTTGGGGATTCTAAAGAAATTATACCATCTGAGGAAGTACATGGTGATTATAAGATTGCCCTATATCATGCACCTGTAGATAAGGTTAAAACGGAGTATGGGTATCAATTAGAAAATAAAAACGTTAAGGTCGATTCATTTGATGGTTACGATTTAGTTCTATTGGGAGATATTCACGTACCAAATCAATCACTAAACGATGAGGGTACGATTAAGTACTGTGGTTCTACGATTATGCAGAATCATGCCGAAGCTAAGTATCCTGAACATGGAATCTTAGTTTGGGATGTTGAAACAAAAGAATCAAAGTTTGTTCCGATTCACAATGATTACGGTTATGTAACTATAGATGTAGATAATGGTGTTGTTACTGGTAATCCTAAAATACCCAATAAATCTAGAATGAGAATTAGGGCGAAAGATACATCTCAATCTCAACTAAAGAAAATACTATCTGAGCTAAAATCAAAAACTAAAGTACAGGAAGTATCAATACAGAAGGTATTGGCAGATACAAAGGATAGTTCAGATTCATCATCAATTGTTCTTCAAAATGTAAGAGATATTGCATTTCAAAACCAACTTATAGAAAAGTATTTATCCGATAAGTACGTTATAGGTAAGGAAGAGTTGGATATTATAGGTGGAATCAATCAGGATATAAATAATAAATTGGGTGGTTCTAAGGGATTAAAAAATATTATATGGAAACCAAAAACATTTGAGTTTTCAAATATGTTTTCATATGGGGCGAATAATGTAATCGATTTTTCACAAATGAAAGGTGCATATGGAATCTTTGCACCAAACGCTAGTGGTAAATCATCTCTATGGGATGCTCTATCATTTTGTTTATTTGATAGATGTTCTCGTACTAATAAAGCATTAGATGTTTTAAATTACTCTAAATCAAAGTTTAATTGTAAAATTAATTTTGAGATAAATGGGGTAGATTACTTCATAGAAAGAATTGGTAAGAAATCTCCTAAAAGGGGAACTGTAAAGGTTGATGTAGATTTTTATTGTATAGTAGATGGTGTAACTCATTCATTGAATGGTGAAGAGAGAAGAGATACAAACTCTATAATCAGACAGTATGTTGGTTCATATGATGATTTTATTCTAACTGCAATGTCTAACCAATCTAATAGTAGTGGATTCATAGAAAAATCACAGAGAGAAAAGAAAGAACTTCTTGCTCAGTTTTTAGATATGAATGTGTTTGAAGAATTATATCAAATAGCTAACGAAGAAATTAGAGAATTAAGTGCATTACTAAAAGATTATAAGAATCAAAACTTTACTGATAAGTTGGTTACGGCCAAAGAAGATTTCAAATCTAATACATTGGTATTAAAAACTACGCAGAAGAGATTTAAAGAATATAATGATAAAAGAGTAACAGTTCGTTCCAATATCTATGATTTAACTTCTACACTTAAACCTGTAGATAATACGGTTAGGGATATCGATTCACTAATTAAATTAAAAGATAACCTAAATGAAACAATTCTTAACAAATCATCAGAATGTACAGATTATAGAACTGAACTTAAAAAAACAACTTCAGAATTAAATTTACTAAGTGATACATATAATTCATATAATTTAATAGAATTAAAAGCAAAACACATTCAGTATGAAACTATAGTAAATAGGTTAACTGAATCAGAAGAGGTAATAAAAGATTCAGAATCTAAAATAGAACACGCTCAAAAACATTTAGATGGAATTGGTTCGTTATCATTTGATGATGGGTGTACTCATTGTACAAAGAATAAAAACACTCCATTTGCAAAACAAGCACATTCATTACAATCTGAGATTATAGAGTTACAGGACAAAGTAACATATAATAAGAAACAATGTTCTACACTTAGATTAGATAAGTTTAAGTATGATGTTACTACAATTCTAACAAAAATATCAGATATTAAATCTAATATAGATTCTTTACAAAACGATAAAGATAAATTGGAATTAACAAACAAATCATGTAATTTAGAATTATCTGAATTAAAAACAAAATTAAAATCTGTAGAAGATAAAATAAAAATATCTATAAAACAAAAAGAATCTGTATCACATAATGAAAAGGTTCAGGTTAAAATTAATGAATTTAAAGAAGAGTTAGATGATATTGATTCTACTATTTTTGATATAAACGATGAGATTATAGATGTAAATGGTAATATAAGAATTGCAGAAAATACAATACAAACTGTAAACGACTCTATTGATAAATTAGAATCAATGGAAAAGAAGTATGAAGGATATGAGTATTATTTACAATGTGTTAGACGTGGTGGAATTCCATACGAACTAATTTCAGAAGTTCTTCCTAAATTGGAAGTTGAGGTAAATAATATATTACAACCAATTGTAGATTTCCAAATCATACTTAATACGGATGGTAAGAATATCAATTCATATATTGCATATGGAACTGAAGAATATTGGCCGTTAGAGTTGACA